AGTTTGCTGAGCTGTGCCGTACTTTTTACGCTCCGTTGCGGGAGCAGGTGCTGCAGGACTTCCCCTGGCCCTTTGCTGGGGCTCATGTGGCGCTGGCTGATGTTGGGAGCCCGGCGCCGGGCTGGCGCTTTCGGTATCGCTACCCAGCCAACTGCCTGTTGGTTCGGGGGATCGTTAGCCCGTCCTGGCGCAACGCTCCAACCAGTGATGCAGATATCCCTTTTCAAATCGGCTATGACGCTGGTGGGCGAGTAATCCATACCGACCAGGCCGACGCATCGGTGCGATACACCTTCAAGGTCGAGGACCCTACGCAATTCGATCCGCTGTTTGTCGATGCTCTGACGTGGCGCCTGGCAATGGATCTTGCACTGCCGGCCAGTTCGAAGCCTGAGTATCGGGCCTTCTGTGAGCAGGAGTATCAGAAGGCGCTGACGGTGGCCGAAGGTGCAGCATTCCGCGAGTCGCAGGACGGCCCCGAGCCTGAGTCGGAGTTTGTGGCGGTGCGCTCATGACTTCTGTCCTGCAGCCCACCTTTGCCGCCGGCGAGCTTTCACCGTCGGCCAGCGCGCGAACCGACATAGCCCGCTATTTCACAGGCTTGAAGCTGTGCCGGAACTTCATGGTGATGCCATACGGCGGCGTCCGTAACCGCCCAGGTACGCGGTTTGTGTGCGAGGTGAAGGACTCGACGAAGAAGTGCCGAATCATCCCGTTCCAGTTCAACGACGTGCAAACGTACATTCTGGAGTTCGGCGACCTGAACATGCGGGTGATCAAGGACGGCGGGCAGGTGCTGTACAGCTCCGGCCCGAATGCTGGTCAGCCGTTTGAGCTGGCTGTGCCTTATACCCAGGCAGATCTGGGCCCGCTGAACTTCACGCAGTCGGCTGATGTGATGACCTTTGCACACCCAGGCTACAAGCCGCGCGAGCTCAGTCGTCTTGCCCACGACAACTGGACCACGGCCGAGCTTAGTCTGGCGCCGCGGATCGTGGCGCCGGCATCTGCGACCGCTACCAGCCTGGGCGGCTCCGGGGTCCAACAGACCTGGCGATACCAGATCACCGCCGTTCTCGACGATGGCAACACGATTGACGAATCCTTGCCGGTGACTTCCAACTCGATCAACGTTTTTGCGGACACGATGGCCGCGACTGTCGTCTGGCCTGCGGTGGCAGGGGCCAGCTACTACATCGTCTACAAGGACAACGCCGGCGCCGGCATCTATGGCTTCATCGGCCGGGCCACGGCGCTGACGTTCACTGATCGAAACATCACTGCCACGAAAACCGACACCCCTCCGAACGGCAATGATCCCTTCGTCGGCACCGGTAACTACCCTGGCGCCGTTGGCTATTACCAGCAGCGCCTGGTGTTCGCCGGCAGCGACAACAAGCCTCAAACCGTCTGGATGAGTAAAACCGGTCTTTTCAAGAACTTCGGTTTTTCCACTCCGAACAAGGATGACGACGCGATCACCTTCACCATTGCCAGCAAGGAGGTGAACCGTATGCGGCACCTGCTGGGGCTGAAACGGCTGCTGGGCCTGACGTCTGGCGGGGAGTGGAATTTTACCGGGGCGGATTCAGGCCTGAGTGCGAAAACCATCCGTGCCGACCAGGAAGGCTACGACGGTTCATCTATCGTTCCGCCAGTGGTGGTGGGCAACAGCGCCGTGTACCTGCAGGCCCGCGGCAATCGCGTTTCCTCGTTTGGCTACTCGCTCGACGCCGATGGGTTCAAGGCAACAGACCTGACCATTTTCAGCGCTCACCTGTTCAGGGGGCGCGAGCTCACGAATGTGGCGTATCAGAAAATCCCCGACTCCATCGTCTGGTATGTCCGGGATGACGGGAAGCTGCTGGGCTTGACGTATCTCCCCGAGCAGCAGCTGGTGGGTTGGCATTGGCACGACACTGACGGGTTCGTCGAGTCCATCGCTTGCATCCCAGAAGGGCAAGAGGATGCCCTTTATATGGTGGTCCGCAGAACTATCAACGGGGTACAGCGGCGGTACATTGAGCGTATGGCCAGCCGTCAGGTCGAGGCCGTCGAAGAGGCGTTCTTTGTCGATTCGGGCCTGACCTACGACGGGCGCAACAAGGACAGCGCCAAGTCCATGACGTTGACGGGCGGGGTTTCCTGGAAGTCTCCCGAGGCGGTGACACTCACGGCCGCGGGGCACGCCCCTTTTTCCACCAGCAGCGTGGGCAATCGCTATTCGCTCACCAGGGTGATCGAGGAGTACGACAGCGACCCCGTTACCAGCATTGTGCGTGTTGAGGTTGTGGCTTACGTCAGCCCCACGGTGGTGACTGCCAAGCTGCTGATCGTCTGCCCCGAGGAACTGCGGGGGGTCTCCACCAGCACCTGGGCCCGGCAGGTCAAAGTCCTTTCCGGACTGGACCACCTGGAAGGCAAGAAAGTGTCTGTCCTGGCAGACGGAAACGTTCAGCCCCAGGCCGTGGTCAGCGGTGGGAGCATCACGCTCCAGTCAGCGGCCGGCATCGTGCATGCGGGCCTGCCGTACCTGTCGGACATGGAAACGCTCGATATCGAGAGCCGGGATGCTCGGGAAACCTTGCTTGATAAGAAAATCGCCGTCACCTCGTTGACGATCCTGGTCGAGGCCTCGCGGGGCATTTTCGCGGGAGCTGATAAAAAACACCTCTACGAGTACAAGCCAAGCCGCGATAACTACGAGCTGCCCATTGAGCTGCTGACCGGCCAGGCGGCGGTGACGATCGGCAACGACTGGAGCGGCAAGGGCCGGATCTTCATCCGCCAGGCCGACCCGCTGCCGCTCACGGTGTTGGCAGTGATTCCAGAGGTGACCTATGGCGGAAGCTGAAGTGTTGCCCGTGTCCGTGGACGATATCGCCGAGATCCTGCCCTTCGTCCGCCAGGCCGATATCGACGAGATCAGCGAGGCCCTGGGGGTGCCCATGGAACGGGCGCTCTATGACGCCATCACCGGCAGCCTGAACGCCAGGAAGATCGTCGCCGGTGGCAAGGTCGTGGCGGTCTTCGGGGACGCGGTCTACAGCGTCCTGGGCTCGGTCGGCGTTCCCTGGCTGATTAGCACCGTGCATGTCGAGCAGCACGCCCGTGCCTTCCTCAAGGTCTGCAAGCCCGAGGTGCAGGGAATGCTGACCCGCCATCGCCATCTTCTGAACTACGTCGACGCCCGCAATACAGCCGCCATCCGGTGGCTGCGGTGGCTCGGCTTCCACTTTTCACCGGCCGCCCCATACGGCGCGCGGCGGTTCAAGTTCCATAAATTCACATTGAGTCGTGGGGAGTAACTATGTGCTGGATGGCAGCAATTCCAATCGGCATGGCCCTGGTTGGCGGCCTGATGCAAGCGAAGGGGGCCCAGGAAAGTGGCGCCTATCAGTCCGACTTGCTCGGGCAGAACGCCGCATTCAAACGGCGGGCGGCCGATGAAACCATTTTCGCAGGTGATACCAGCGCCGACTGGCAGCGTGTCCGGACGGGGCAGGCCGTGGGCACCCAGCGAACTGCCCAGGCGGGCAACGGTATCGACGTGAACAGCGGCAGCGCAGCCCAGCTGCAGGATGACACCGCGATGATCGGCGAGCTGGACGCTTTGACAATCCAGAACAACGCAGCCCGCGAGGCATACGGCTATCGAGTCCAGGCAGAGCAGGACCTGCAGAACGCCAAGCAGATCAAGAAAAACGCTAAGTCGGCAGCCATGGGTTCAATCCTGGGCGGGCTTGGTAGTGCCTTTGGTTCGTTTGCCGGCGGCGGTGGTTTTGGAGGTGCCGGTGGTGCCGGTGCGGGGACGAGGGTTGCACAAGCGGGCGGCACTGGTCGCCTGAACTACAACCAGGCTCTGGCTTAAGGGGGAGATATGCCACGGGTTCCAACTTATGACACGGCCCAGGTCGAGCAGCAGCCTGGCCGGGCAATTCACCTGCAGGGTGTCGCACCTGATACCTACTCGCCGATTGCTCAAGGTGTGCAGAGCTTTCAGCGCGGCGCGCAGATCATGGTCAACAGGGAGCGCGAGCGTGTCGACACCGCGGCCGTGATGGACGCCGACAACCAGCTGACCAAGTGGCAGCAGCAGGCAATGTTCGGAGAGCAGGGCGTCTACACCCGCAAGGGACAGAATGCCTTGAACATCACCAACCAGACGCTGGAGCAGTTCGAGCAAGCCCAGCAGGAGGTCGCCAAGAGCCTGACCACTGATCAGCAGCGTGCGCGATTTGCGCAGATTGTGGCCAGCCGGCGCAACTCCATCTCCAACGACCTGAACCGGTATGAGTACAACGAGCGCCAGAGCTATTTCGGACAGGTCGAGCAGGGGCAGCTCGAAACATCGATGCAGGGCGCTGCGCTGGATTACCAGGACCCGACCAAGGTCCAGGCCTACAGGGCAAAGACTGACGCGGTGCTGGCCAGCAGGGCCGAGCGTCTCGGGTTATCGCCGGAGGCCGCACAGGCCGAGCGTTTGAAGGTGAACAGCGGCATGTCCACTGCGGTAATTCAGCGAATGCTGATCGACTCGCCGCAGAAGGCAAAGGGGTTGTTTGAGGCCTACAAGGACACGATGACCGCTGAGGACCAGATCCGTGCCAGCAACGGCATCGATCAGGGGTTTCGCCGTCTGGAGGCCGAGGCCCGCCAGCGCCAGATCGAGGCAAGGCAGCTGCAGGCCATCGCCCGGGTTGAGCTGTCGTCGCGGGTGCAGGACGCCTCTGCCGCCTATTCCCAGGGCTTGGACTTTGCAGATCCACCGTCTCGGGCTGACTTCGATGCCGCCTATGGAAAGGAGCATGGGGCAAAAGAGTATGAGTCGTTCGCGAAGATTCAGGCCGTGGCCCCCGCCATCCGAGAGTTCGCAACCGCTACCCCGGAAGAGCGTCAGTCGATCCTAGAGCGCTTCAACCCAGTCAAGCGTGCCTCGGGCCCGAACTTCGGGGGCCAGGCCCGAGGGATGATTGAGCCCGGGAACATCGATCTGAATGCCCGGCCTACGGTCAAGAACGACGACGGCTCTATCAGCACCGTGCGATCGATCTCTGCGAACTTCGACGGCCAGGAGGTCCTGATACCGACGGTCAGCGATGACGGCAAGATTCTGAGCGATGAAGACGCGATCAAGACCTACCTGAGCACCGGTAAGCACCTGGGCAAGTTCGATAGTCCAGAGGGGGCAACCGCCTACGCTGAGTCGCTGCACGAACAGCAGGCGAAGCAGTACGGCGCGGCGACGGTAGGGGAAGGGTTCAAGCAGGACTCCCAGCTCTACCAACACCTGACCAGCGTGGCGGTGGGGCTGATGAAGCAACAGCAAACCGATCCGGCTGCCTATGTCGCCAAGTACAGCACGGCGGTGCAGCGGTCGTTCCAGGCCGCCCAGGAGCAGGGCACGCCCGAGGCCTACAAAGCCTATGTCCAGGCTACGGTGGCCGAGCAGCAGAGGCTTGGCGTGACTCAGCCCAAGCTGTTGCCAGCAGCTGCTGCTGATCAGTTGGTCGCCAGCTTTGAAAATCAAGTGAACGGCGGTGAAAGCGCCGCTGTGCTGATTGAGCAGCAGCAAGCGCTCTGGGGTAAAGACTTCGGGACTGTGCTGCAGCAGGTCGGGAAGAAGCTGCCGGCAGAGGCCCAGGTAATTGCTACCCAGCTGCCGAAGGACCTCGCTGAGCGGATGGCATCGGTGGCCAGGCTCAAGGACAGCGAGCTGGATGCAGGCTTGCAGAAAGGCCAGAAGGACGAGATCAGCCAATCGGTGCAGGACGAAATGCAACCCTTTGCAGCTTCTCTGCATGGCCAGGCCGGAGGGATCAATACCTTTAGCACCATGTACAAGGCAGCGGTACGGACCGCCACTTCCTACGTGCTGCAGGGGGAAAAACCCAAGGATGCTGCGCAGAAAGTTGTAAATGGCATGGTGAATGACAAATACGACTTTTTCGGCACCTACCGGGTCCCTAAGACCCTCGACACCCAGGCAGTCAGCCGAGGCGCTATCAAGGCACTTGGACAGATCAAGCCCGACGACCTGATGCTGCTGCCGGGGATATCCGGCGTTACTGACAAGGAAAACGCTGCGCAGCTGCATTCAGCTCTGCAAAGTTCCGGCGAGTGGGTTCCCACCAATGACGAAAGTGGCCTGGCACTGACCTTGAACGGGTATCGAGTACGCGACAAGGACGGCAAACCAATCGTCAGGACCTGGGCCGAGCTCCAGCAACAAGGGTTGCGAGAGCCTGATAAATACCGCGTCGCACCGATGGGGCTGATGCCATGACTATTTATGCAGGAGACGCGCCGGTACTCGACCGGCGCACGATGCTGGATGTTCCAGCAGATGCTGGCGAAGTCTTCGATGCCGCGTTTGGCGGGAACCTGGCAACCAACCCCACTACCTCGCTTTATCGAAGCGAAGAACTGACCCAGCAGGTGGAGGGTCGGGCCATGGTCATGGGGCCAGAGTCCTACTTTGCCCCTGATGCCGGCCGGCTTGAGCCTGATTCCCCGCTGGTCGATGCAGACCAAGCAAGAGCTCGGGTCACCTCGGCGGGGCTCGATATCAAGATTCCTGACCAGGGCATTCGACAGGGGGCCCTGGATATCCTGATAGACCGCCACCGCGAGCAGGCGGCCCGTCAGCAGGTTTTGGCTCGGGCGGGTGGTGGATCATTCGGGACACAGCTCGCCGCCGGCTTGGCTGCATCCATTCTCGATCCGCTCAACATCGCTTCGGCGTTTGTGCCAGTGGTCGGCGAAGCACGATATGCCGCAATGCTCGGGCGGGCTGCAACGCCGCTTGCCCGGGCAGGCGTGCGGGCGGGTGTTGGTGCGGTTGAGGGGGCTGTGGGGGCTGCAATCATTGAGCCTCTGCCCCTGATGGCCGCAAGCCTGGACCAAACGGAGTATGGCCTTTCCGATTCCTTGGCCAACATTGCACTGGGTGGGATTCTCGGCGGCGGCCTGCATTCCGTTGGCGGCGCTGTCTCCGATGCTCTGCGCCGACGCATCGCCAGCGACCCCCCGGCCGTTGAGACAGTGCTGAACGCGGGAGAGCGCCAGGCGGGCCAGGGCCTGCCATCGGGCCAGTCGCTGCGGGCTGCTGACTTCCAGAAGCTATTCGACCAGGACCCGGAGACGGCGCTGCGCAGCTCGATGGCCAGGCAGTTGGAGGCGGACCAGACAATGCTCGCCCGCGCAGCTCAGCGGCAGGCTATCGACGAGATCCGTCCGACGCTGGCAGGCGAGCGCGTGGGCAACGTCGCTGATTTGAGGCTTGAGGGCCTGGGGCTGACCCAGCGGGACATGGCCTTAGACGCAACCTTTCGGGACCGGGCAAAGGAGTTTCAGGGCCCGCGGGTGAGCCGCAAGCAGGCCGAACGCCAGGCGCGTGACTCGATTGCCCTGGAGCGTGAGCAGATCCGCGCCCGCCAGGCCGAGATCAATACAGCGCTGGAGCGCAACCGTGCCGGCGAATTCGACCGGCGGGACCTCGGGCTGCTGGACCGCGGCGAGATACCCGACCGGCTGCGGCCGCAGATTGAAGCCCGGGCCAAGCAAATCATGGCGGGGTATCAGCAGCGGCCGCTTGGTGCAGCTGTCCGTACCGCTCGGGAAACGGCAGAGGATGCCGATTGGACGGTGCGCGACAGCGCACTGCGCACTGCGGTGGCCCAGGCTATGAGTGGCCGGGATATCGACGTGCAGGCCCTGTTCGATCTGGAGGTGCCAAGCAAGGCGGCCTCGGCTCTGGAGTACGTGAAGCGTCCGGCGCCCAGGCGTCTGGATCCAGAGGGCCGGGCCGAAAGCATGCGCATCGATCAGCAGGGCAAGGCTGCTGGCCAGGATGATCTGGATTCAGCCCGCCAGGCGTTTGAAGAGGACGACGCGCTGGTGCGGGAAATACTGGAGCAACTGCCTGAGCAGGATCGCGCCGCGGTGATCGCCGCGAGTCGTGAGGAAACCGCCGCCGCACAGGCCCAGGCCGAACGCGCCGAACAATACTCCCAGGCATACCGCGCTGCTGCTGTGTGCGACATAAGGAACGGACTATGAACCCCTGTATTGATGCGGTGCGCGCTGCCGCCGGCAAACTTGAGGACCAGGAAATTGCAGAAATTTTTGAGGTGCTGCGAGGACGCGCCAAGGAGATCATGGCCCGGGAGGGCGCCCTGGGCATGGAACAGGCCACTCTGCGCGCTGCTGACGAGCTGGGAAAGCAGGCCCAGCAGGCTGCCCTAATTGAGCGGCGCAATGCGCTGATCAACCTTCGACGTCGCGGCGAGATCGTTTCCTTTGTGCGGAACAACTTCGCCGACCGGCCGGATCTGGGTATTGAGTCGCTGTTGGTGGGCACCAACCTGGCCCGCCAGGGCTCCCGGCTGTCCGTCGCAGCTGAGCAGAAGGCGCTGGGGGATGCCTATATTGGCGGGCTGACTCACGACCTGGAACGGGCGGAGCTGACGGCCGTGCTGGCCCGTGGCGATTCAGACGAAGATATCGCTGATGCCTTGTGGCGAATCGGCAAGGACCTAGACACCAAAGACTTAAACCCACAGGTGGTAGAGATCGCCAAGATCATCCAGAAATATCAGGAGGCGGCACGCATCGATGCGAACCGTGCAGGTGCGAGCATTGGCAGAATTCCTGGTTACATTACGCGCCAGAGTCATGATGGCGAAGCAATTGAGCGCGCCGGGCTCGATCAGTGGAAAAGCAAAATCATGGCCGAGCTTGATCCCGCAACTTTCGGTGGGGTCAAGAACGCCGATGAGTTCATGCGGGACATATTTGATGGGCTGGCTTCCGGGGATCACCTGAAATTCAATGCTGACGCCAAGCCCAACGGTTTCAAGGGACCGGCCAATATCGCCAAGAAAATGAGCCAGGAGCGTGTGCTGCATTTCAAAGATGGAAGGGCCTGGTTCCGATACAACAAAGAATTTGGTACCGGTAACTTGCGCGAGTCGGTCCTGCGGGGCCTGGACCTGTCTGGGCAGAACACCGCGCTGATGCGCCGCCTGGGCACCAATCCCGAGGCCAACCTGAACATGGCCATGGATATCCTCAAAAGCGATATCCGAAAGTCAGGTGATATGAAGGCCCTGAAGAATTTCAACGAAATGCGCGGCGACCGAGGAATGATTACAAACCGATTTCGCGAGGTAAGCGGCCAGACCCGAATCCCGGGGAACGCGACACAAGCCCGAATTTCCGCCAATGTCCGGCTCTGGCAGTCAATGTCAAAGCTCGGCGGGGCGCTTCTGTCCAGTTTCGCCGACTTGCCAGTGGCGGCCAGCGAAATGCGCTATCAGGGCCAAAATTTCCTGGGGGCTCTCGGTGAGATGACCGCCGGACTACTCAAGGGGCGCGGTAGTCTGGAACAGCGCGAGATCCTGTCGAGCTTCGGTGTTTATGCTGACTCGATGCGGGGCGAGATCATGCGGCGCTTCTCGGCTGATGATTCTGTGGGCGGGAAGATGTCCCGTGGAATGTCGCTGTTTTTCAAGCTCAACGGGCTTTCCTGGTGGACCGATGCCAACAAGGCCAGCGCCGGGCTGATGATGGCCCACCACCTGGCCCAGAACAAAGGCCGGGTCTGGGGGGCAATGGACGAGAGCCTGCGCCGAACGCTGAGCCTCTACGACATTGATGCAGGAAAATGGGATTTGCTGCGGGGGATGGATAGCCGAATGGCTGACGGTCGGGACTACATGACCACCGATGGGATCGGCAGCATTCCCGCGGAGCGAATCGGCGAGTACCTGGCCGCCCAGGGGCGCGCGGTTTCGGATTCAGCTGTCCGTGAAACCCGCGAAGGCCTGGACCGGAGCCTACGGGCCTACGTGAACGACCGGGTCAGTTACGCAGTTCTGGAGCCAGACGCAAGAACGCGCTCAATTATGAACCAAGGCTCCCGCCCGGGCACAATCATGGGAGACCTTAACCGCTTCGTGACGCAGTTCAAGGGCTTCCCCGCAGCCTTTATGCAGAAGACTCTCGGTCGGGAGCTCTATGGCCGCGGCTATGCGCCGACGCCGCTCGGTGAGGGATACCGTGGTAGCAAAGACTTGATCGCAGCCCTGCGTAACGGAAATGGCGAGCGGCTGGCTATTGCCCAGTTGATGTTGTGGACCACGGCTTTCGGCTATTTGTCTATGTCGGCCAAGGATGCAGTCAAAGGCCGCCAGCCGCGGCCGGTAGACGATCCCAAAACTTGGGTTGCTGCAATGGCTCAGGGTGGCGGGTTCGGGATCATGGGCGACTTCATGTTCGGGGAAGTCAGTCGCTTCGGGAACAAGCCGCTGGAAACTCTCGCTGGCCCAACGCTGGGCACCGCCGCCAACATTATCGACCTTTGGGCCAAGGTCCGCGAAGGCGACGACGCCGCATCCTCTGCGCTGCGCCTGGCCCAGAACAACACGCCATTCCTGAACCTTTTCTACAGCCGCATAGCCTTGGACCACCTGTTCCTCTACTCGGTCCAGGAAGCCCTGAATCCTGGGTCATTGCGCAGGACCGAACAGCGAATCCAGAAAGAGAACGGCCAAGAGTTCTTGGTGCGGCCATCGCAGAGCTATGTCGATCCGCTTGGCATTGCGCGGTAATCTACTGGCCATCTGGTACACACAAGGCATTCTGGAAGGACGGCATGAGAAAAATAGGGATAGTTTTGTTCACGGCGATGATTCTTGCGGGCTGTGGGCATCAGCAGTTGGCCTACACCCCTAAAGCTGTGCCGGGTATGGATCGGCAGCAGGCGGTCGCAATCGTCGAACAGGTGTTTTACGAGGACTTCAGCAAGACTCGGCCGCAGTCTGTGGTGGTTACTGATCAGTACATTGCGTTGTCTGAGGGGCTTATTTCCAAGGGCACCAGCTACGGAAGCGCTGCGCCATTAGGTACGGGCGCGATTGCCGTCGGCAGCTCAACGGTATCGACGAAAGAGGTGGGCCAGCGCCTTTATTTCAACTCCATGGCCTCGATCAACGTCTACCAGCAGCGTGTGCGTGAAGGGCGCTATGCAGTGATCATCCGAGCAGGCGACGGCGGGCAACAAAGGGTAGTCAAGATGCGCACCCTGGAGAAGGCTCAACGTTTTGCCGATGCGCTGGAGTACCTCAGGACGCACAGTTCCTGAGGCAAAGAACTTAGAACCCGCTCCGGCGGGTTTTTTTTCGCCTGTATTTCTGAGCCCCGCCATGTGCGGGGCTTCTTATTGATAGCAGAAGGTGACCCACTATGACGGTTTCAACCACTGGCAGCAGCGCCCAGTTCTTCCCCAATGGCGCTACCACCCACTTTCCTTTCCGTTTCCGGTTTTTCCAGAACTCCGATTTAAAGGTCTTCTGGCAGGACCTCATGGGGAACATTGAGCTGTTGAAGCTGAACAGCGACTACACGGTGCAAGGGGCTGGGGCCGAGAATGGCGGCGCCATCGACACCACTGGCGCGCCCCTGCCGAACGGCACCCTGGTGGTGGCCCGGGTGATGATCGCCACACAGCTGACCTCGTTCAGGAACCAGGGCGAGTTTTTCGCCGAGATCCACGAGGATGCATTCGACCGCCTGATCATGCTGGTTCAGCAGACGATCGATACGCAGGGCCGGGGGCTGACCATTCCGCCTACAGATCCGCTCGATATCAATTTGCAGCTTCCCAGCTCGGTAACCCGGGCGAAAAAGATCCTGGCATTCGATGAACGGGGCCAGCCCATTGCCTCTAACTTGAGCCTGGAAACCCTGGAACAGCAGCCGGTCCTGGCACGGGAAGCCGCAGAAGCCGCGGTCGCGGCGGCAGATCGTTCTAAGGCCGAAGCTGATAAGGCTGCAAACTCAGCCGCTACGGCTGACAATAAGGCTATCGTGTCGTGGAACCAAGCGAACCGCTCGGCCGAGCAAGCCACACTGGCTGAGCAGTCAGCGAAGAACGCTTCTGATGCAGGGCTGCAGCTCGGCATGTCGGCGTGGGGGTTCCGTACCCAGCCGTTCAAGGGCTTTGCTCCAGATGATGGGCAGGAACTCGACAGATCTGTTTATCCCAGCTTCGCCGCTGCTTTGGATTCTGGGCTGATTCCAACAACTACGGAGGCTGACTGGCAAACAAATCCATACCGCCGTGGGTTCTTTGTCGCAAACTCAAGCCCGGGTAAGTTCCGCATGCGCGACCTGAACGGTGTAAGCCCCGGATCAATTGGTAATGTATTCCTGCGGGGGCACAAGGGTGGTGCTGGTGACATCGGGATATTTACTGACCGGCTTGGACCAATGAAGTACGTCAACGACAGCCTAACCACTGCGACAGCCCTCTACATCGGCAACGGAGCTGGAGCGGGCATTAAGGCTGTCATGGGCCGTGCAGTTGGAACTACTGAGTCAGATCCAGTCGATGCAGCACCTACAGGCAACAAGTGGATTACCAACACCGGTCCTGAGACTATCCCTAAGCACGCCACCGGTTGTTGGATGACTCGTCTTTATGGCCTGATCACTCCGTTGGGGGCCGCTGAGGCTTCATCGCTTGCAACCGCCTACGCATCCATGGCAAGTCGCATTAGCGTGCTGGAAGGTCGAGAGTTCGCGCGTAAGACGTATACCCATGTGTTCAATGGCAATATTGGTAATCCGCCGGCGAATGGCCTGCTAATCATCCATAACTTAGGTGCACCGATTGTCCGCACCCGTGTTCGCTGCGTGATTGCGCAGACAGGGTCGCATGGCTGGTGGGTCGGAGCTACGCTGGACATCGGAATGCAGTCAGAGGCAAACACGGCCTACGGGTTCCAGCTGATCGACAACACCACGAACAGTGTCCGCCTATCCTGGGGATCGAGTTCTGCGATAGCTGTTGTCCTTCGAGCGGCAGATGGTGCGACCGCTTGGCTTAATAAAACGGACTGCGCCAGTATTGCGCTGGAGTTCGCAAACTACTAACTAGTTCACCTGAGCCGGGCCGATGGTGGTATCTGCCTGCGCAGATCCTCGTTCGCCCGGTCTTTGCTCCTGACTGCTAGTTCAAGTTTGCTGACTTTCTGTCGCAACTCCGCAGCTTCTCCGGCTTTTTCACGCACGCGGGCCCGGGCCTCGTCGCGATCCCTTTCGGTCTGGGCCTGCATGTTGACCAGCTTGTAGATGTTTTCCCGGGCAGCGCGCAACTGCCGGTTCAGCTCTGCCACTTCATTTTCCAGCAGCAGGATGTGCTGCTTGCAGGTTTCCAGGGGCGTGGGGATGCCCAGCCAGTCGTCGGCTGTGTCGGTGTCTTCGGCGTGCACGGTACTACCTCGAATCCAATGCTGTATGCGCATACAGTAATCGAGGCTTGAGCGGGGCGCGATTTGCGCCGACGAACTGTAGAGGTGGAGGGTGGTTGTACGATCGGCAGAACGCCGTGGGCGGGAAAACTGGCTGTACCAGTTTCTGTACCATGGTGAGGGTGAGGTGGGTGCTTTGTGTGTGGCGGTGGTGGGTAGAACCCCAGTAAACGCTGGGGTTTATCCCGCTGCGACCCGCTGGAAGCCGCAGAAAACATCTTATGAATATAGCTGAGGAACTGTCGATTGTTCTTCAGCGGTCAGTCGAAAACCCTTAAAAACCAAGAAAAAACACCGGTTTTCCCTGAGTGGCAGCTGCTCATCAGGATAGGCCGGGCTTGATCCGGGACGCTAAGATTCAGGCGCTATATGTCGGCGGTCGGGCGTGTGCCGAGAGGGCATAAAAAAGCCCGCCAATGGCGGGCTCATTCAAGCGGGCTGGCAACACTCAGCTGTGCAGCGTTTCAGCGGCGTACAGGGTGTTTTCCAGCAGGCAGGCGCGGGTCATGGGGCCGACTCCGCCAGGTACGGGGGTGATCCAGCCGGCGCGGGGCAGGGCGGTCTCATACACAACGTCGCCCACCAGCTTGCCGTCTTCCTGACGATTGATGCCCACGTCGATGACGATGGCGCCTTCCTTGATCCACTCGCCCTTGACCAGGCCCGGCTTGCCTGCGGCAACCACGACCAGATCGGCGCGGCCGACGTGGCCGGCCAGGTCTTTGGTAAAGCGGTGAGTCACGGTCACGGTGCAGCCCGCCAGCAGTAACTCCATGGCCATCGGACGACCGACGATATTGGAGGCGCCTACGACAACTGCGTCCATGCCGTACAGATCGGCACCGGTGCTTTGCAGCAGGGTCATGATGCCCTTGGGGGTGCAGGGGCGCAGCAGGGGAATGCGCTGGGCCAGGCGGCCGACGTTATAGGGATGGAAACCATCCACGTCTTTGTCCGGGCGAATGCGCTCAAGCAACAAGGAGGCGTCCAAGTGCTCGGGCAGTGGCAACTGCAACAGGACGCCGTCGATATTCGGGTCATCGTTGAGCTTGTCGATCAGACCGGCCAGATCTTCTTGAGTGGTGTTGGCGGGCAAGTCATAGGCTTGTGAAAGGAAGCCGACCTCTTCGCAGTCTTTACGCTTGTGCGAGACATAAACCTGAGAGGCCGGGTCGCTGCCGACCAGAATCACCGCGAGACCCGGAGTACGCAGGCCTTGCTGGCGACGCTCGGCGACACGTTTGGCGATCTGCTGGCGCAGGCTAGCGGCGATCGCTTTGCCGTCGATTAGTTGTGCAGTCATGACGCGTGATTAACCATCGAGAGGGAGAGAAAAAGAGAACGTATTCTCGCATGTCGGGACGTGAGGGCAAAGGCGCTTGGTCTGCAAATTCCCCTAACTCCTTTAATTAAATGAATTTTTTTTAAAAAAGAGTTGACGACCTAACGGCTCGTCTATAACATTCGTCGCACTTGTCGGGCACAGCCTAGCACTGGTTAAGAAGGTCGGGCAGAGTTGATGTTTAACTCGTAACGACTGAAAGCAATTAGTTTGTAGTCATTAAAGAATACAGATTAATAAGGCGCCCGTAGCTCAGCTGGATAGAGCATCCGCCTTCTAAGCGGATGGTCGCAGGTTCGAGTCCTGCCGGGTGCGCCATTAGGCAGCTTTGGCACAAGTAACGCAATATGGTGGGCGTAGCTCAGTTGGTAGAGCACAGGATTGTGACTCCTGTTGTCGTGGGTTCGATCCCCATCGTCCACCCCATATTCGAAGAAGGCGCCAGATTAATAGTCTGGCGCCTTTGCTTTAAAAGCTTGTTAAGCGGACGTGGTGGAATTGGTAGACACACTGGATTTAGGTTCCAGCGCCGCAAGGTGTAAGAGTTCGAGTCTCTTCGTCCGCACCATTAAAGTAGCTAGTTAATAGCAGATCACGGCGCAGCACCTGAAAGGGGGCTGCGCCGTTTTCGTTTCTGGATTCGATGCTGTGGTCTAGTCGCATGTAATGGGCTGACCGGTGGCCCCAGATTCGCTCCTGGTCGTCAGGTGTATGAGCTTCTGCTGTTGGCTGGTGTTTGTCAGGGGTGGGCCGGTCGATCCCTTCTATATATAGAAGGATTGGTCTAGAGCCCCTGGCGGGATTTGTAGTAATTGCTCTCATGGCGAGGCTCAACCCTTTGTCCCCGCCTTCACATTGTCGGTCGTATTTCACCCTTTTTCAGTAGGGTGACTTCTTGAGTTTGACCCACTAGAATGCATGCCCTTGATTCTGGGGTCGGAAAACGGCCGGCTAACGTCTGTGCAACGAGGAATATCCATGCAAGTTTCTGTTGAAAATACTTCTGCTCTTGAGCGCCGCATGAGCATCACCGTGCCGGCTGAGCGCATTGAGAGCCAGGTCAACAAGCGTCTGCAGCAGACTGCCCAAAAGGCCAAAATCCCAGGCTTCCGTCCTGGCAAGGTTCCAATGAGCGTGATTCGTCAGCGTTATGAGGCTGACGCGCGTCAAGAAGCAGTGGGTGACGTGATCCAGGCTTCTTTCTATGAAGCTGTTGTTGAGCAGAAGCTGAACCCGGCTGGCGCTCCTTCGGTCGAGCCTAAAGTGCTGGAGAAGGGCAAGGATCTGGAATACGTTGCCACTTTCGAAGTATTCCCAGAGTTCACCGTCGCCGGTTTCGAAAACATCGCTGTTGAGCGTCTGAGCGCTGAAGTGACTGATGCCGATCTGGACAACATGCTGGAAATCCTGCGCAAGCAGAATGTTCGCTTCGAAGTGGCTGATCGCGCTGCGCAGAAAGACGACCAGCTGAACATCGATTTCGTTGGCAAGGTCGACGGCGAAGTTTTCGCAGGTGGCTCGGCCAAGGGTACTCAACTGGTGTTGGGCTCCGGTCGCATGATTCCCGGCTTCGAAGACGGTCTGGTTGGCGCTAAAGCTGGCGAAGAGCGTGTTCTGAACCTGACTTTCCCAGAGAACTATCAGAACCTGGATCTGGCCAATAAAGCTGCTGAGTTCACTGTTACCGTCAACAGCGTTTCCGAGCCTAAGCTGCCAGAATTGACTGAAGAGTTCTTCGCTCAATTCGGGATCAAGGAAGCAGGTCTGGATGGCTTCCGTGCCGAAGTTCGCAAGAACATGGAGCGCGAACTGCGTCAGGCCATCAAGTCCAAAGTGAAGAATCAGGTTATGGATGGCCTGCTGGCCTCCAATCCGATTGAAGTGCCGAAGGCACTGCTGGACAACGAAGTTAACCGTCTGCGCGTTCAAGCCGTGCAGCAGTTCGGTGGCAACATCAAGCCGGATCAACTGCCTGCTGAGCTGTTCGAAGAGCAGGCTAAGCGTCGCGTAGTGCTGGGCCTGATCGTCGCCGAGGTAGTTAAGCAATTCGACCTCAAGCCTGATGAAGCGCGCGTTCGCGAGCTGATCCAGGAAATGGCTTCGGCTTACCAAGAGCCTGAGCAAGTCGTGTCCTGGTACTACAAGAACGAGCAGCAGTTGAACGAAGTCCGTTCGGTTGTGCTGGAAGAGCAAGTTGTGGATACTGTTCTGCAGAAAGCTAGCGTGACCGACAAATCGGTCTCTTACGAAGAAGCGGTTAAGCCGGTAGAAGCACCTCAAGCCGACTGATCTTCTTTTCGTTCGAAGCACACACCATAAGCCAGCCTTCGTGCTGGCTTATGCGTATTCAAGACATGACTATTTGGGAGTGACTGCAGGACATGTCCCGCAATTCTTATTATCAGCAGAGCTCTGACATCCAGGCCGCAGGCGGCCTGGTCCCGATGGTTATCGAGCAGTCCGCCCGCGGCGAACGCGCCTATGACATCTACTCGCGCCTTCTGAAGGAGCGGGTGATTTTCCTGATTGGCCCGGTAGAGGACTACATGGCCAACCTGGTTGCGGCGCAACTGCTGTTCCTTGAAGCGGAAAACCCGGACAAGGACATCCATCTCTACATCAACTCGCCAGGTGGCTCGGTAACTGCTGGCATGTCGATCTACGACACCATGCAGTTCATCAAGCCTGACGTTTCGACTATCTGCATTGGCCAGGCTTGCAGCATGGGTGCCTTCCTGCTCGCTGGCGGTGCTGCAGGCAAGCGTCATTGCCTGCCTAACTCGCGGATGATGATTCACCAACCGCTCGGCGGTTTCCAAGGTCAGGCGTCGGATATCGACATCCATGCCAAGGAAATCCTGCACATTCGTTCGCGCCTGAACTCGCTGCTGGCTCACCACACTGGTCAGAGCCTCGAAACCATTGAGCGTGACACCGAGCGTGACAACTTCATGAGCGCCGAGCGCGCCGCGGAGTACGGTCTGATCGACTCCGTGATCAACAAGCGTCAAATGCCTGCCTAAGCAACTCAAATGTAGGCGGCTGATTTAACTGGCCGCCTGCGGACTTGAAAAAGCCCGCAATTGCCTTCATCTTGTGTTGCAAGCCTATCGGATTTGGATCGATCGAATGACTGACACCCGCAACGGCGAGGACAACGGCAAACTGCTTTATTGCTCCTTCTGTGGGAAAAGCCAGCATGAAGTACGCGAATTGATTGCCGGCCCCTCGGTCTTTATCTGCGACGAGTGCGTCGACTTGTGCAATGACATCATCCGTGAGGAGGTGCAGGAAGCACAGGCCGAGAGCAGCGCGCATAAATTGCCTTCGCCTAAAGAAATCAGCGGCATCCTTGATCAGTATGTGATTGGTCAGGAGCGTGCGAAAAAGGTTCTGGCGGTAGCGGTATACAACCACTACAAGCGTCTGAATCAGCGTGACAAAAAGAACGACGATGTCGAGCTCGGCAAGAGCAATATCTTGCTGATCGGGCCTACAGGTTCGGGTAAGACGCTGTTGGCGGAAACCCTGGCTCGTCTGTTGAATGTGCCTTTCACCATTGCCGACGCAACCACCCTGACCGAAGCCGGTTATGTGGGTGAGGACGTTGAGAACATCATTCAGAAATTGCTGCAGAAGTGCGATTACGACGTAGAAAAAGCTCAGATGGGCATTGTCTACATCGATGAAATCGACAAGATTTCCCGCAAGTCTGACAACCCTTCGATTACCCGGGATGTTTCCGGCGAGGGTGTTCAGCAGGCTCTGTTGAAGTTGATCGAGGGTACGGTCGCTTCCGTTCCGCCTCAAGGTGGTCGCAAGCACCCGCAGCAGGAGTTCCTGCAAGTTGACACCCGCAACATCCTGTTTATCTGCGGCGGCGCTTTCTCGGGTCTGGAAAAGGTTATTCAAAACCGCTCCACCCGTGGTGGCATCGGTTTCAACGCCGAAGTTCGCAGCAAGGAAGAGGGCAAGAAGGTTGGTGAGTCCCTGCGTGAAGTTGAGCCTGACGATCTGGTCAAGTTCGGTCTGATCCCGGAGTTCGTCGGTCGTCTGCCGGTTCTTGCGACGCTGGATGAGCTGGACGAGGCTGCCTTGATTCAGATTCTTACTGAGCCGAAGAATGCTTTGACCAAGCAGTATGCCAAGTTGTTCGAGATGGAAGGTGTGGACCTGGAGTTCCGTACTGATGCATTGAAGTCGGTCGCCAAGCGAGCGCTTGAACGCAAGACGGGGGCTCGTGGTCTGCGCTCTATTCTCGAAGGTGTTCTGCTCGACACTATGTATGAGATCCCCTCGCAATCCGAGGTGAGTAAAGTAGTGATCGATGAAAGCGTTATTGAAGGCAAGTCCCAGCCACTGTACATCTATGAGAACAGTGAGCCGACGGCCAAGGCTGCGCCAGACGCGTAAGTGTTGTGGTGTTGCTTAAAAGAAGGGGCCTTCGGGCCCCTTTGCTTTTAGCGTCTTTAAAGTGCTGTCTTTAAGCTTGTTTTTTTTGCAGGCAGCCCCCATCTTGGTTTCAAGCTTACTTCCATCTGTTTACGGCCGTACGGCCGCCGTAGAGGCGAAATCATGAAGACAACCATCGAATTGCCTCTCCTGCCATTGCGTGATGTTGTGGTTTATCCGCACATGGTTATCCCGCTGTTCGTGGGGCGCGAGAAGTCGATCGAAGCCCTCGAGGCAGCGATGACGGGCGACAAGCAGATTCTTCTGCTGGCACAGAGAAACCCTGCTGATGATGATCCCGGTGAAGATGCACTCTATCGCGTAGGTACCATTGCGACTGTCTTGCAGTTGCTCAAGTTGCCTGATGGCACCGTCAAGGTGCTGGTTGAAGGCGAACAGCGCGGCGCTGTTGAACGCTTCAGTGAAGTTGATGGTCACTGCCGTGCTGAAGTCTCTCTGATTGACGAAGTCGACGCTCCTGACCGTGAGTCGGAAGTGTTCGTCCGTAGTTTGTTGTCCCAGTTCGAGCAGTATGTGCAACTGGGCAAGAAAGTCCCTGCCGAGGTGCTGTCCTCTCTCAACAGCATCGATGAGCCAAGCCGTCTGGTAGATACCATGGCTGCGCACATGGCGTTGAAGATCGAGCAGAAGCAGGAAATCCTCGAGATCATTGATCTGTCCGCTCGGGTCGAGCATGTCTTGGCATTGCTGGACGCCGAGATTGATCTGCTGCAAGTGGAAAAGCGCATTCGTGGCCGCGTCAAGAAGCAAATGGAACGCAGCCAGCGCGAGTACTACCTGAACGAGCAGATGAAGGCCATTCAGAAAGAGCTGGGTGACGGTGACGAAGGCCACAACGAAATCGAAGAGCTGAAGAAGCGCATCGACGCCGCCGGTCTGCCCAAAGACGCCATGACCAAGGCTCAGGCCGAATTGAACAAGCTCAAGCAGATGTCGCCGATGTCTGCCGAGGCCACTGTGGTTCGCTCCTACATCGACTGGTTGGTGCAGGTGCCGTGGAAGGCTCAGAGCAAGGTGCGCCTGGACCTGGCACGTGCCGAAGACATCCTTGATGCCGACCACTATGGTCTGGAAGAAGTCAAAGAGCGGATTCTCGAATACCTCGCCGTACAAAAGCGGGTCAAGAAAATCCGTGGTCCGGTGCTGTGCCTCGTCGGGCCTCCAGGGGTGGGCAAAACCTCCCTGGCCGAATCGATCGCCAACGCAACCAATCGCAAGTTTGTGCGCATGGCATTGGGTGGTGTTCGGGACGAAGCGGAAATCCGTGGCCATCGCCGGACTTACATCGGTTCGATGCCAGGAAGATTGATTCAAAAGATGACGAAGGTCGGGGTACGCAACCCGCTGTTCCTGCTTGATGAAATCGACAAGATGGGCAGTGATATGCGCGGCGATCCTGCGTCTGCCTTGCTTGAGGTCCTGGACCCCGAGCAGAACCATAATTTCAACGACCACTATCTGGAAGTCGATTACGACCTGTCCGATGTGATGTTCCTGTGCACCTCCAACTCGATGAATATCCCTCCGGCATTGCTGGACCGGATGGAGGTGATTCGTCTGCCCGGCTATACCGAGGACGAGAAGATCAACATCGCGATCAAGTACCTGTCGCCCAAGCAGATCCAGGCCAACGGTCTGAAAAAGGGTGAGCTGGAATTCGACCCTGATGCGATCCGCGACATCATTCGTTACTACACCCGCGAAGCCGGTGTGCGGGGGCTGGAGCGCCAGATTGCCAAGGTCTGCCGCAAGGCGGTGAAAGAGCACGCGATGGAAAAGCGCTTCTCGGTCAAAGTCACTTCCGACCTGCTGGAGCACTTCCTTGGCGTGCGCAAGTTCCGCTACGGCCTGGCTGAGCAGCAGGACCAGATCGGTCAGGTGACGGGGTTGGCGTGGACTCAGGTAGGCGGCGAATTGCTGACTATCGAAGCTGCTGTGGTTCCGGGCAAGGGGCAGTTGATCAAGACCGGTTCCCTGGGCGATGTCATGGTCGAGTCGATCACCGCAGCACTGACCGTGGTTCGCAGTCGGGCGAAGAGCCTGGGCATTCCCCTGGACTTCCACGAGAAGCGCGATACCCATATTCATATGCCTGAAGGGGCCACTCCCAAAGACGGCCCAAGCGCAGGCATAGGCATGTGCACGGCGCTGGTTTCCGCGCTGACCGGCATCCCGGTACGGGCTGATGTGGCGATGACTGGTGAGATCACTCTGCGTGGTCAGGTGTTGGCCATCGGTGGACTGAAAGAGAAATTACTCGCCGCTCATCGAGGTGGAATCAAGACGGTGATCATTCCTGAAGAGAATGTTCGCGATTTGAAAGAAATTCCTGACAATATCAAGCAGGATCTGCAGATTAAACCGGTTAAATGGATTGACGAAGTCCTGCAAATTGCGCTGCAATACGCGCCGGAGCCCTTGCCGGATGTGGCTCCCGAGATAGTTGCAAAGGACGAAAAACGCGAGTCTGACTCTAAGGAAAGAATTAGCACGCATTAATACGCAGTAGCCTGGGGGGCTTCCTTGACAGCTTTTTAGAGCCCTTGTTATAAAGCGGCTCTTAAGTGTCTGTAGGCCATTCAGCACTCGTTTTTGCTTTCACCAAAAAACTTAGAATCATACTCATAGATATAT